GAAAGCGAAAATACCTACTTAAAAAAGCAGTTGAACAGCCTCCGTGCCGAAAACAATAAGCTCAGGGTTCGTTCGTATGTTGCAACCGAGTTGGCTGATGCATTGAAGACGGAACTTACCGAAGTTGAATACGACAAGTTCTACATCAATGTCAAGAAGGCTAACGACGGTGAAAACCACCTTGTTCTTCCGATTTCGGATGCTCACTATGGCGAAGTTGTTCCAAGTGCCAGCACCCACGGAATTAACGAGTACAATCCAGACATTTCTAAGGCACGTCATATCAAGCTCTTTGAAAAGGCTCTTGAAATGGCCCGTGACAACAAGTGCGGAACCCTTGACATTCTCATGCTTGGTGACCTTTTCTCTGGCAACATCCATGACGAACTCAAAGAGACTAACGCTGGCCCGCTCACTAAGCTCCTTATTGACTACTTCAAGTTCATCGTAGGTGCTTTCAAGAACCTAAAGAACCAGTTCAAGAAGATGAATGTTTACTGCGTAGTTGGTAACCATTCCCGCACAAACCAGAAATGGCAGGCAAAGAATAAGGCATACGATAACTACGAGTACATCCTGTACAAGTTCATCGAGGAAGCCTTTGCCGAAGACAAGACCGTTTCCATCCATGTTTCCGAAGCTCCGTCTGACATTGCCGTAATTGGCGAACAGAAGTGGAAGATTGAACATGGTGACGCATATCGTGGCGGCGGTGCATTCTGCTCCCCGATTAGCACGGTCACCAGAGACAACTTCAAGGACTACGGAATGTTCATGAAGATGGGCATTGATTTTGACGTTGCCATCATGGGTCACTGGCATCGTGGCGGTGAATGGTTCCTCAGCGGCAAGTGCATCCCTGTGTTCCTCAACCCGTCAATCGTCGGCCCGAACGAATACAGTATTGAAAAACTCCACGAGACTTTCCCTGCATCCAGTTACATATTCGTGACAAACGGCAAGGAAATTACATCTCAAACCCTCTTCATGTTGCAATAGATTATGGCTTCATTTTCAAAGGCAAAGGCTCATATACTGAGGTTGGCACCCGAGACGGCTTGTGTCCTTATCGGGCAACCTGGTATTGGTAAAACCGAGTTCGTTTTCGACCTTGCTCAAACTCTTGGTCTTGAACTCGTCAAGCTCCGTTGTGCCGAAGCTGGTGAAACGGGTGACCTTAGTGGTCTTCTGAGGGAAGTCAACGGAGTTCATTCCCATACGATTCCTGACTGGCTTTCCCACAACAAGCCCGTGTTGCTGTTCCTTGACGAAATCAACCGTGCCAAGAAAGATACCATCAACGCAATCATGCAGCTTTGTACCAAGGAACAGGAATTTCTTGGTCACAAGTTGGCACCTGGGTCAAGGGTTATATGTGCGATGAACCCGTCTAGTATTGCCAGTAACGATGTTGACGAGTTGAACCGTGCGTTGTTCTCCCGTATGTCCAGAATAACCATTGATGTCAGCAAGCCTGACTGGCTGGCATGGGCTACGACGCATGGCATTCACCCTGATATCATCAGCTACATCGACCAAGCTACTGACGAGCATTTGTTCAAGATGGACGACGTTGAGCAGTTTGAAGATGAAAACACGGTAAACCCGAGAGCGTGGGAAAACTTCTCGAAGATGTACGCCAACGGCATTAGACTTGGTGATTACAAGGTAGACCCCACGTTGATTCAGAGCGATGCCGCTAGCCATCTCGGCCCGAACGAGGCGTTGTGCTTCTTCTCTTGGCTGTGTACTAAGCGGATGTTCAATCCGCAGAATTACCTCCTAGAGACGAATCAGGTTAAGGTAATCGCTGCCGCAACCCGTGTCTCCAAGATGCTCGATGTTTACCAGACTGAATTGTGTAACAACGTGACCAAGACGATGATAGCACTTTTGTCTAATCCTTCTATGGAACCGTACAAGAGCACTATCGTCACCAACCTCTACCACCTGTTCGACCGTATATCCGTAGAACATGTGGCGGACGCATACGAAACATACATTCAGCAAGCAGCCCTCCAAAATGACAAACCTGATTGGTTTATAAAGCTCGCTCACACTAACGAGGAGACTTGGAGTAAGATTAAAACTATCATCCAAGGTCGTGGAAAACCCGTCGTTAATGTAAAAAAGTCTAAACAAACCAAGAAAAAGTAACTTTTTTCACGAAACCCCTTGCCAAAGGGGTTTTAATGTACTATATTCTTAGTCAGTGAAATGAAAAGTCTCACTCAACAAAAGGTAAAAATATGATTATCAAACTCAATATCGCAGGAATGCCTTCAACTCGTTTGAAGCTCACAAGCAAACTTTTCACCCAGCTTCACGTCGAACGCAAGACGGACGAATTCGGTCGTCGTGTGTCTACGTCTTGGACAACTGGTAACACAGAAGTTACTCTCGAACGTTACCATTCCAACAAGAACAGCAAGGATGTTGATGGCGTGATTTACGTCGGTCGCTCCTTCCAGCAGTACATGGACAAGTTTGATGCAGACCTCGGTCTCCGTCTTGCTGCCGTCCGTGCATTCACCAAGTTCTTCACCCTCAATGGACAGAATGCTGCAGACGCCAAGAAGCTTGCCGCAGTTGCCACTGACATCGTCATGGCAAACAAGGACAAGAAGAGCGCTGTTGTTGGTACTGCCGCACCTGCCAAGAAGGCTAAGACTGTTGCAAAGACCGCTGCTGCAAAGAAGCGTGGTCGTCCTGCTAAGGATGCAAAGGCTGTAGCTTCTACCGCACAGGCTTCTGTCGCTCCGAAGAAGCGTGGCCGTCCTCGTAAGCAGCCTGTCTAAGGAGGAAACATGAAGAAGGAATTCAGTGGCTACCTCAGTGCATTCACGCCTGCGATAAAGGACAATGTTCCTTTTGTCAAGTTCTCCATCAAGACCAGTGAGAGCGGTGCTGGAAAGCATCTTCTTGACGGTACTCAGGACCTTGACAATGCGTTTTCGAGCGTGAAAGATTTCGTAACGAACAAGGGTTATGGAAACACGAAGTGCGACCTTGATGACCCTCTTCGTGTTAACGTTACCTTTGCGTCGTTCTCCTACGAAGCATTCCTTGTCTCCATCGCTGTAAAGAAGAAGGTTGACAAGGAACTTGGCGACGTAGCAGAATACACCTTCAATTTCGAAAAGGACCCGAAGAACGATGATACTCAGTTCTGGTCTTCCCACCTCAAAGTCAAGGAAACTGACGACGGGGATGAACAGGATGATGAAGACGGAGTCTCTCCCGTCGATGCTGAAATCATGGCTCAGACCGACAGCATGCTTGGTCTTGACGAGGCCCCGAAGAAAAAGAAGAAAAAGTCTGGCTTCATCATGTACGCCGTTACGGTTGAAACACCTGAAGTCGAAGAAGGCACCGAAGATGTTCCGTCTGAGGATGCCTAATGATGAAGTATACACCAGATACCGATAAGGCGTTGGCATGGATTTTTATCCTTGCCATGGTTGTCGGCCTCTTGGTTTACTTTTTCCAAGGTTAGGATTGGTTTGGAGTGAGGAAGGGCTACCCTTTTGGGTAGCCTTTTCTGTTTACATATGTGCGCCTCTGTCAAACAGGCCGCAAACATTTTCCTCGGTTAAAACAATCCAGTTTACACCTCGGTCGATACACCAGTTTCGGGCAGCAGCCCATTTCGCTTGGTTCACCATCACTTCTTCGCATTGCTGGTAGTAACGGAGCATTTTCTTCTGGTGCGCCCTTACCTTCTTGGCGTTCGCACTTTCCTGCAATGCCTTCGGTGGCTGTGGCATTACTGAAAATTTCTCTGGCTTGATTTCGATGAGAAACTTGTTTATCTTGCCCTCGTTGTTCGCCTTGCACTCACAGTATATATCGGGGAAATACTTGCTCATCTTATGGAGTTTGGGCGACATATAATAGATTTCGAAATCAGGTTCGTACCCCCATTTCAGTACATAGTTGTTATTGTCCATCGCTTGGAAAATTCGTTCTTCCCAAGAAGACTTGCATATCGGTGCGGCCAGATTTTCCATGTACTTCTCTGGATGCACCAATTTGTAACGAGCGTGTTTCGTCTTTGTTCCGTAAATCATTTTGCCCCCTTTTCATCAAGAATTCTGTTTATTTGGTCTTCGTTGTAGTCATCAACGAGTTCGTATGTCACTTCAATCTCGGCAGGATATACGTCGATTGCAGCTCGTCCAGTCTGGTTTGACGGGAACGGTGTAAACTCCTGACTCATGTTTACTGGGAAGACCTTCTTGCTGCAGTTATCAAGAATCTTCGTGAGTTCGTCAACGGTGTCGCTTGACATCTTGTAATCGGCGAGCATCCTGAGCAGCTGGTAGTATTTCTCGGTGAAATATGGGCTTACCGTCTTGTCAATCAGGTTATGAGAGATTGAGATACACTTCTTCTCTTCTGATTTCGATATGGGTTTCTCGCCAACATTTACTTCGTTTTCCCTATCTGGTGCCGTCCTGAACTGGATAGCTTCCTCGACCTTGCTTGTCGGGGTGTTGGCTGCGGTAGACCTTCTATGGTCACTGCACTTCTTCTTTATTCCAGATGCTTCAAGCTGGGACAGTAGCGAATCGAACTGGGTCTTCGGGTTGTCACGGTAAATCTCACGGAGCTCGTAATCGGAGAATGATTTGTAACCGAGCTTTGCCGCAATGCACATGTCGTACAGGTCTGCTTCAAAGGCACCCTGCCAGAACGTGTCGTTAAGACGGAGGTTCTCGTTAATCTCCTTAATCTTGCCCTCGATGTCCTGCATCAGACCTGGGCAAAGATGACTGAAACATACCGTCCAGCTCTTGAAGGTGTTAATCATGTCGATTATCGACATTCCGTAAAATTCCCTGTTGTTCTTGTATTCAAGGGTGTAGATGAAGAAGCACTCGAAATTGCCAATCGTCTTGATGAAACCCGAAACATCGAACTTCTGGGTCAACAGGTCGGCATAAGCCTTGATAAGTGCCCTGAGGGGCTTCATGAGCATTTCGAATGTCATCTCGATGGCTTCCTTGATGCTCATGTACAGCTTCAACAGGAAGTCGTGGAGTAGGTCGTTCAGGGAACCTGCGATGCCACCACCAATTCCAATTCCTATGCCAAGCGACAGCGGGAACTTGTTCTGGAGACATTCCAGCACCATCTCGGGGTTTCTGGACATATCGTTTCCGTCGGAATCCTTGTTACAGCCTGTTACGCATGCGATTGCACGGCAGAAGCACGGGCAATCAATCATGATTTGAAGGAGTTCATCCCAGTTGAAATCAAGGCTGACGCTTGCACCGACACCCACATCGAGAGATGCGGACATCTTGATATCGGATAGCAAATCCGTGATGCACTTGAATACTGCGTCGTTGAAATTCAGCAGGGCTTCTTCAAGGCGTAGACGGGCGGCATCAATCTTTGCGAACAGGACGAATGCAGCCTTTGTCGCAATGTCGATTGTACCCTGAATCCATGCAATCCATGTACCGATTGTCTGGCACAAGGATTTGCTCAAAGTCAGTGCCCCGTCCAGATTGACAGGAAAGTTGAAATTGTTGTACTCCTGAAAGCTGAAATTCAGGTTGGACATCATGCCCACAGCGGCATAGGCGTTGATACCCATGGTGTCCCTGCACCAGTCAAATACGACCTTTGTGCAGTTTGTTGCTTCAAGCTTGTTAGTTACATTGTTTACGGAGTTAGCGGCCTTCTCGACAGCTTCGGTGAAGCTGCTCAAGATGCTAGAATCCGTTTCGGTAGCCGAAGTCTCCTGTCTAGGCGAAATTACGTCTGTAATGCACTTTGCCATTTTGTATGCCGCATGTTTCGATTATAGTTTATATCTGGTCAAAAACCGTGTCTGCATTATAAACTATCATTGAATCGACAGGTGTATTATGGCCTCTACAAACCAAATTAAATCTACTCAAACGTCCACTCAGAAAGCCAATCAGACTTCTGGCAATGACTCAATCAAGTCAATTGCCGATGCCCTTGCTGCATTGCCGAAAGATACTGAGCAGACGATGAAGGGATTTCTTGACCAGCAGATGGCCAATGCGAAAAACGTAAACGACAAGCTGGTTGAACAATTCGGGAGCGCCATCGACAATAGCGAGATTGCTGAATCCTTGAATGAAGTCAAGGAGCATTTCCGCAAATCCAATGAAGAAAGAAAACAGGATGAGGAAGCTGCTAAACAGCAAGAGTTCATGTCGAATATACAGAATGACCTCGAACGGATAATGGAAATCCAAGGTGATTCCCTCAGGGCTGAGTTGAAACGTGATGAGG